TGCTTGGTTTGTGGCTGTCGAAGCATGATTAGATGCAGTTGTTGCACTATCTGCTGCTGATGTAGCACTTGCAGCTGCTGCAACTTGCGCTGCTTCAGCTTGCTCAACTGATATAGCAAATGATGTTTGAAGCGTGGCTGAAGTTCCACTGCTTTTGAAAAAGCTGGATGATGATGCCATCTGTTCACGCCTCTCTATTCATATTGGTAAGCTGGTTGGATTGATTGCACTCCACCGTTTAGTTCTTGGTCATTAGACTGCTCTTGTACTTCCAGCATGAATTGATTGAATTTGTTTTCGTACAATTCTGCTCGTTCATCTAAGAACCAGTCTGCGGCGTAGGTAGCTGCTGCGTATAAAATCAAGTCTGGCGCAACTTGTGCCAGTAGGTTTTCATCGCTGTCAGCAGTCATCGCCGGGAACTCGCCGTAATAGTAGAGAACCAGCGTTCCACTAGAGGGCTGTGGGTGTAGATTTAATTTGGATTGTTCTCTGGTGAAAATCGTAGGATTACCTACGGCTGCGCTAGTAGCGACACTACGATACTTAGACATTGGAACTCTGGTTAGTTCTTTGTCATCCATATAAAGGCTGATGATTTCAACAAAGTCGTTTGGTAGAGAAACAGAAGCTGTCTGACCAGATATTGCGTAATTAGTTATATTCTCAGTCATTGGGGTACGGAGTTGTCGCTGGATACGAGCAATACCTTGGTCGATAAAGGTCTCGCTTAAGGCAGTTGTTAAATCACTACGATTTAGCAAATTCTGGAAGTGGGTCTTCAAATTACCATAGTTCATGTCTTGTTACCTTATGCTCTGCGTATCGGCTTCTTCTTTGCGGTTTTAGCAGCAGCCTTGAACGCAGCGTCTGTTGGTCTGCCTTTTGTGCCGGGTGGTCTTGGCTTTTTGCCAGCTTTACGCCGGGCGTGGATGTTGTCGTATAAGCCTTTGGGCATTTCTATATCCTCTTATCTGTTGTCAAAAATCCGTCTAAATTTTCGGCTTTAAGCCGCCTGACGATTTCCTTACCGTTGACGTTAGGGTCGAGGATGTTGAAACCCTCTTTCATCCATTTTTCAGCTATTACAGCTGGGATAGATGCTACGTGCATGAAGTCACCTTCTCTGTGATTGGTGCTGTCATCACGTTTTGCTTTGATGCTATCTAAAAGCGACTGTGGAATTTCCTGTGATTTCTTTAAGATTAGACCACTTGAGTCAGCTTCAAATTCTGTCTTTACCCCGTCCAACTTCGGACCGGGATTTTTATTGTTAGTCATGTTTTCTCCTTGAGTATGTTGAGGTGTGAGGGGCAACGTGGAAAGGAGAGCAAAAGCCACGCTGTCGCTCCCCTCACTCCTAACTGTCGGGTCTATGTGCGTCTAAGCACTTAGTCCTGTAATCTGACCAGATGCACTTGGGTTCATGTGCATCAGACCGTATTCACCGACCACGAAATGCTTCTCGCTATCGCCTGTCTTAGCAAGCAATGTACGAGAGAACGGACGCATTACTGCTGAACGCCACATTGTGGGGTCAAGCAAGAAGGCGTGAGTTGTCATTTGGTGGCGGTTTAGGACGACCTTGTATTCACCGTATGGTGATACGTAGAGGTCAATCACATTGGTCAATGTCTTCTGTGCATCGTTAAAGTTACGATTACGTCCAGAAGCACCCGTAAAGCCAGCAATGATTTGCGCTTTACCGGGAGAAACCATGAACACTGATGGGTCACCACCAGCTTCAAACACAGCCTGACCCAGTTCCAGAAGTTTGGCTTCTGTAAGGGCGTCTGTGGCGTTTGAACCTTGGTCTTTTGTAACACCTGATGCAATCAGCTGGTCTGCTGATGCCATTTCACGTGCTACTGGGCCAGATGCGTTACCCGCAACTGCTGCATTTGATGCTCCAACATAGGCAAATTCTAGGTCACGCTTGATGGCTTTTAGGGCACGACCAAGGGCGTATGCGGTCTCTTTTGCACGACCATAGGATGACGTTGCGTCACTTGTGGCACTGACTTGGAACGCCTTAGTCAGGATTTGTGTGTTACCAGAAATCATGGTTGTAGGGGTTAATGCAGCTATTGACGCATCTGCTCCCTCGACCGCTTTGTTTGAAGCCGCAGCCTCAAGCGCATCCGTCTGATATTGGTAAATTCGATTGTGGACCTTTTGGGTCTTAATCATCGAAACCATTGGGGTATCAGTAGGTGAAATATCGGTAATGATGTCCGATACGTCTTCCTTCTGACCCACAATGGAGTATGTAGTGTAGGTACTCATGTTTGGGTATTCCTTCTATTTTCGTTGGGTTGTTATGCTTCCCAGCGACTCAGAAGTGCTTCCGCGATGTCTTCGAAATCGTTACCACCATTTTTCAGCCTTGCTTTTGCGTCAGCTGCCTTTGTCTGTTTTCTTTGTTTGTCAGACTCTGGTGCTTTGCGTGAGCGAAGTGTTTTCTTTGTGGTGGCTGCTTTTTTCTTTTTTGTAGCAACTTTCTTTCCAGCGTCATAAAGCCGTGCCTTGTTCAAAAGCATGATAACCTTCGGGTCAACGTACTGGTTGACTTCTTCTTCAGGTAAACCTTGCTGGACAGCAAAGGCTCTTATGTCGTTGTAGAGTTTGTTGTTCCAATCTGGCACTTCCTTTTCCAAAACCCGCACACACTCTTTTGCTGCTTCTTGCAGCTGTGTTTTCTGTTGGTTCTTCAAGTCAGTGTAGAAAGCATCGGCTTCTTCGGTAAGAAACTTGAGGTCGTTATGCGCCTCTTCAGCTTCTTTCCTTAGTGCCGCAAAGTCTTCAGTTTCCATAGCTTTTGCAGCAACGAGCATATCAATTTCCGCATAGGGCTTGTAACGCTCGTTAGCTTTTTCCAGCATAGTTTGGAAAGCCAAATGATTTTTTCCGACTGCATCGTCCAGCACTTTGCGCTGTTCAGCAACTCGTTGAGACTTTTGGGTGAGACTAGCTTCCTGACCATATAGGCGTTTGAGCGAAGAAACAGATACGGTCTTGGTTTTCCCATCGACAACAATTTCGACTTCAGCGTCATCAGGCAAGATTGTAGCTTCTTCTTCATCAGCTTCATCATCGCCCTCATCTTCATCAGCGTCTTGTTCATCATCTTCTGGTTCATCCTCTTCGTCCCGGTCTGTATCGGTCTCATCTTCCTCTAGGTCTTCGTCTGCCTCGTCAAACTCCTGAACATCATCTGTCTCTTCAATGTCAGTAGTCGCCTCTGTCTCGTCTGGTTCGGATGGCTTACTTTCGTCAGCGTCCTTTTGTTCCCAACGTGCCAGAATGGCATCAGCTGCGTCATCAACGGATAACGGTAGCTGTTCTTCAGTATTTGAGGTGTCTAGTTGGACGTTGTTCATGGTCCTGATTGTTCCTCTTGATTGTTGTTATCTGCCTCTTCTTTTGACAATATCTCGTCTCTTATTGTGACCCGCTGTTGTAGGGTCGAAACTATGTCTACTAAGGCTCTGTAGTGTGCGTAGGACCGTTCCCTACCTTCGCTATCAGCTGGTTCGCTGTTAGCAAAAGTTTGGAAGCTGGCGTCTACAAGTTGATTTACCGTAAGAGTGAAAGCATCAGTCTTGAGTAAGACTTCTGCGTTATCACCCTGTAGGCAAAGTTCGTTTTCTTTGTTTTCCATATGCCCTCCTTTGGCATGGGGTTAACCCGTGGGACTTGCAATCCCACGGACATCATCAGTTCGGCGTAGAATTTCCAACTCGCCTTCATCAATTCGGACTTTGTGTTCGAACTGTGCTTCTTTCAAATCTTGGTTGTCAGATTGAAGTGCGTGTTGTGCCTGAACTTTGACTTGGTCTGTTTCCATCTTTCCAGCCGCAATCAATTGGTCATGCTCTAAGCGTCTTTCAGCTAGTGCAGTCTGACGTTCTTGAAGTTCCAGCTGCTTTTGTTGCATTTGCATCTGCATTTCAGCTGCTGGGTCTGGCTGTGGTGGTGGTAGTTGTTCTGGTGGCGTTAAGTAATCCTCAACATTAAGGATGCCTTGTTGCTCTAAAACGGATTTCAACATCTGATAACGGCCTTCTAAACCGTACAAAGGTTGTATTGAGGGGTCTTGGCTAAACAACGAATGAAGAGCCAGTAGCTTTTCAGCTTCTTTTTGTTGTTCACCGTAACCAAGCCGCAACTCAATCATCACGTCACGCTTTTCGTTCCACGTTGATGGGTTGATGCCGACATAACTGCCTGACAGTTCGACTATCTTTTCTTGGTCCTCATTCTCTACGCAAAGACGATAGATTTCGTGGAACAGTGGTTTGACGAACTGATTAGCAAAGTTTCGTGCAATGATTTTTTGACGCTGCTGGGACATTGTCGCCAGCTGCTCGACCATCGCTGCACTATTCTGTTTGCTAATAGCGTCTTTGTTTAACCCTTGTGAAAGTTTGCTTACCCCGGTGTTGTTCTCCAAGTCTTCATCCAGAAGCTGAATGGTCTGGAACACGAATGGGTTCAAACTGGCTTGTGGCATCGGACTGATAGCATCAGGCCGGGTCGTATTAACGATGCCCCCGACTTTGTTCGAAATCAGTTCTCTTGGATTAGACAAGCCGCCCTTGACCACAATGTAGCGTGGGTTGTTGGCTATAACTGCTGAGTCCAGAATTGAACGTGTCAGAACCGTTTTAGCGTTTTGGGTGTGAATTAGTTTGTCAGCAAAGTTTGCACCATAAAAGCTGTGTGGAATTGGTAGTGGTGCAAAAGCTAAAAATGGGTGTCTGTCTACTTGCTGGATGTCCAACAGGATGTTTCCTGCCTTACAAACCTTGTGCAGCTTTGCAATGCCAGTCCCTTGTGGGTCGAGCATGATGTATGCTTCGTAAACAAGAACTGTTCTGACTTGGTCTTGATAGCCAGTAGCGTTAAAGCCACGGTCTGCACCTATGTCTTCATGCCGGGCTAGTATCTCTGGGTCAGTTTCCAGCTGTATGTCTTCATGGTCACCAATACGGTCAATCTTGTCCTGATAGTCAGGATACATTTCCCGCAATTCAGAAATAGTCTTTGGTTCACGATGGGCTAGAAAATTTACATCAAGCGAAGTGGCTTGTGGCTGTATCAAGAATTGCTCTGGTGGCACTGTCTCAATACAGACTTGGCTTTTGTCTACTTTCTTAATGATTGTACCTGAAATCAAACCTAATTCGTTGGTTTCGCTATCTTCAAGTTCAATGTCATCTTCGGCTAGAAGCATATCAAGTTCGTCTTGTGTAAGACTGTCGAACTCTGAGATTTCGTCTTCAAACCGTTCATCCCAGAAGACTTTGGCTATTCCTACTCTACTGGTTAGGCCATTTGTTATTACATCCCTGAATACACCAAAAGCATCATTCATTCTGAACAGCTGGTAATCAGTGTAAGCTGTACAAACAGCCGCCATTTCTACATCTTCTGGCCCTTGTGGGGTGAACTTGCAGATTTTGTTTCCAGCTGAGAATGTTTCAAGCAATGCAGCACTCATGCTAGATACAGCGTCAAATACTGTTTGAGATACGTACTTGCTGTTTCCGTCATGCGCTGGCTTTGGTAAAGATGCGTTCATATACTGCGTCACTTTTTGACGTTCACGCGAGAGGTCGGAGTCGTAATATCCAACACTCATCTTAATATTGTCTTCAACAATGGTGACGATTTCAGAGTCGTCTAACTCTTTGTAGTCTTCTAATTTTGCCATTGTTTATACCATTTCGATGTAAAGTTCATTTGGGGTCTCCACTGGTGTCCAATCGCCTTCATGCACATGATTCCCCATAGCAAGGCTCATCACACAATCGTCAAAACACCCCGCTTCAGCTTCCATTGAGCCTGTGGGGCTGACGATATAGGTCAGCATTTCTTTGATTGTGATTTTGTCATTGAGTTCAATTTCGCCTTCCCGCATTGCGGCACGAAGTTGGTCAATGATTAAGGGTTTGGTTTTTGCTGTAGTTGTAAAACCTAGCTTTATGGTTTCTTTGTCAGTCAGCTTGTCTACTTGGACTTCGGTGTAGAAGTAAGGATACGCAAAATCCTTTCCCAGTCTCGTGCAGGTAAGTATGCCGTGGCTATTATTTTCCACGATGATAAATGCTTCATTATAATATGTTCCTAATGCTTGCAGTATTTCGCTGAAGTAATCTGGATGAACATGACCTCGCCATGTTGCTACCTGACGCTTTTTGCTATCCAAGACTTGGGCAACAGAATAGTCACCATCTCGTACCCCCATCGCCACATCAGCTGAGATTGTGTATTTTTCGCCAGCATCATGTGGGTAGTAGGTTTGTAACTCGCCTCTGTGATGTTCAACCCATTCGTCACCTTCTAAAGCTAGCTTCTGATGGATGTCTCGTGCTTTAGACAGACACTCTTGCAGCTGTGTAGGATTAAAGACTGGGCGTCCTGATGTCAGAAATGCGACCTCTGGTGAATGTGGAAATTCTTGATTGAAAAGGTCGAGTCCGTTTTGGGCTACCTTCTTCCTACGGAATGACAGTTGTTCATTGTCCAACTTGTACTTCTTAGCTAATTCCTTTTCTTCAGGTGTACGCTTGAAGTTCTTAGGAACAGGTTCACGGTACTCCGGGTCTGTAAACCACGGAATGAAAACTGGTATGTATCCATTCTCACCATTTACTGCGCCTTCCCAAATGGTGTGAAACAGGTTTCCCATGCCATTAGCAGTGCTTTCAATGAACACGGCTGTGCCTTTTGCGTTTGGTACTGCCTGAGACAATCCATTCCAGATTTCTTCGGCTGTAGACTTAGGCCAGAAAGCAAGTTCTGATGCGTGTACATGACTTAAAGTTTCACCTCGACCAACTGCTTCACCACCAGCTGTAGCCACGACATATGAACTGTCCAATGTGTCAAAGGATAGTTCACGTCTGGAACTATATTTGGTGTGGGGCTTTAGTATCTCGACCATGTTGTCGTGATACCGTTT